CGAGGAAACAATGCAGACGCAGTAGAAGCCATTTTTGGCCCCGGCAGCTACGACATTTTTAAGGAGATGGGCAGCAAGATGCCTACGTTGGAGAAGTTGGCATCCAACATTCAACGCGTTGGCGAGATGAAAGAAGCCGCGACTGCTGGCACTGAAGCATTAGAAAAAGCTGTTGGTAAAGGATCATTTAAGCTAAGATTCCCCGCTTTTTTTAGCCCTAAAATTACAGCGGCTAATATGACGCTAAACATTTTAGAAAAACGGTTAGACAAGAAAATTTTTGCTGAATTGCAAAAAGGTATGCTTTCTGGAAAAAGCGCATTGGAGATGCTTAATACTTTGCCAACAATTGAGAAAAGCAAAGCACTCAAAGCATTGGCCGACCCTACTTCTTGGGGGAAAACTGGTGCGGTGGCAGCGCGTGCCGCAACCATACGAGAACAGCCTAAAAACTCTCTTGCCCCCGACAACCAAAACGCATTGGCCCCCCAATGATTGACCAGCAAACAATCAACATCGCTCTAGGCGCGGCAATGTCCGTGATCGGCTGGTTTGCGCGTGAGCTGTGGACTGCTGTGCAGCAACTCAAGGACGACTTGGCCCAACTGCCGAAAGTCTATCTTGCCCGGTCGGACTACAAAGACGACATGCGTGACGTTAAAGAAATGCTTGGCAAGATTTTTGATCGGCTAGACAACAAAGCGGACAAGCCATGAACTTTGATATTGCATTTGAGCGTTTGATTGGCCACGAAGGTTCTTGGGTCAACGACCACCGAGATCCTGGCGGTGAGACTAAGTACGGCATCAGTCGGCGCAGCTATCCCGGCGAAATGATCCGCACGATGACGCTAGAACGTGCAAAAGAAATCTACCTGCGAGACTACTGGGGGCCAGCCGGGTGCGATGCGGTGCCTGACGCCATAAAATACGACCTGTTCGATATGGCAGTACACAGCGGCGTCATCACGGCCATTAAGACCTTGCAGCGCACGGTGGGCGTGAACGACGATGGAAACCTTGGCCCGATCACGCTACAGGCTGTAGCGTCCATGCCTGCCTTGCGGTTTGTCGCTAGGTTTAATGGGGCTAGGTTGCAGTTTATGTCCGCACTTCCAACCTGGCCGTCATTTGGTCGGGGGTGGGCTAACCGCATCGCCAAGAACTTGCTGGAGGTTTGACAATGAATCCATTGCTGCTTGGGCCGGTTCTGGAAATTGGCAAGTCTCTAATCAGCAGACTGTTTCCTGACGCAGAGGCTAAATCCAAAGCAGAAGCGGATTTTCTGGTGATGATCCAGACGCAAGAGTTTCAAAAGGTTCTTTCTCAATTAGAAATTAACGCAGCGGAGGCGGCAAGCCCAGACCCGTTTACCAGTCGTTGGCGTCCTGCGGTGGGTTGGTGTTGTGCAGCAGGGTTCTTGTGGGCGGCAATCGGACAACCGATCTTTGCCTATGTAGCTGCAATCAAGGGCTGGCCCCCGGCACCAGCAATTGATACAGAGGTTCTGCTGTACGTTCTGGGCGGTATGCTTGGACTAGGAACGCTCAGGAGCGTCGAGAAAGTCAAGGGGGCGGCGTAGCAGCTTCATCGCGTCCTTCAGATCGCCCCTAAGCTGTTCTAGCGCCTCCTCCTGTGCCTGTAGGCGCAGGTAAGCCTCAGTCGCAAACTTGTCTAGAGTCTCGCGTTCCCAAGAGGCAAAGTTAGGCATACGTTTCGTCCTTGAGTTTCTGGCGCAGTTGCGCCTGTGTTTTGACTTGCGGTACCAAGGCTTCCTGCGTTGTGAACCTGTGCATATTGGCGCACATATACCTACGACGCACACCCTTGGGGTTTACCCGAGTCTCCAAAACTTCAGTGTATGTGTTGCAGGTGGGGCATATCATTTATCGTGCTGCCGGGTCAAGTTGTTTGCTAGGTGTGAAAGATCATTTGCATGGGTGGCAAGCGTATTAATGATGCCTTTCATCTCCATCCTGTTGCGGTCACGTTCTGCTTTGGTAGCTGCCAGCCACGCAGTCCACGCGGTTGGCTCATGCAAAAAACCAACTTGACCATTTAGCCATTCTTGGAATTGTTGCTTGTCGGTCATTCGTCATTGTCCGCAAATTTAGCTTCAACTGCTTCGTCTCTGCGTCTGTCGTTTTCCGACTCGGCAGCGTCCAGGAGGATATCTTCCGCTTCCTCCAAGGTAAGTCCGTCCTGTTCGGCAAGATGACGAATTCGTTCTTTGGTGTTCATTGGGTTTTCTCCGTTTGTGTAGTCAGCGCCTCTGGCTAGCAAATATTCAAGATGCGCGGTAAGGAAACTTACGTAGTTCATGGCGCATTAATCTTTGCTACCCGTTGCATAAAAGTATCTTCTCCAGTATCGCCGCTGTACAGCCACTCGGCCTCCCGCGCCAACTTTGCGGCGTGGTCAACAAGCGCAGCAATCTCGGCAAGTTTCGCTGCGACTGCTGGCTCCCAAGTGCCTATCTTCCAGCCATCGACGACTTGCCCTTGCTGCGTCAACCTTTCCCGCAGATCGTCTGCAAACTCGTGCATACGGCTGTATTCGTAGTTAAATGATCCTCCACTCATGCTGCCACCTCGTAATCGTGGAACACAGTGCCAATCGCGGCGTCACCGACCTTGCATGATCGCACCCATACGTTTTTGCCGTTTCGTAGCCTGCGGAGATGGCCACGCCTGTCGTGCAGTCTGGGTGATGCGTGGGAGCCGCCTTGTGGTTCTGATTTAGACTGTTTGGGGCCAATGGTGACTGTGTGCCAGTCGTAGCTTGGCGCTTTACCCATTGCAATCTTGCGCCGGTTTGTGAACGTCTGGGGTAGCGTTGGAGTGTGCGTTTGGCATGGCCGCGATAGTGATTCGTACCATTTGGATAGCAGTCCAAGAATTGCCTTGGCAACATCCTCGTCCATCTGTTCGTCTTCATCTGCCGGTCCATACCGCACCATATCACCGTCAATCAAGTACACCAGCATTGGGTAGTGTGTGGGCCTTTGACCGTATGGGCCTTTCCAGAGCGTGACGACAACTCCTTCTTCCGGGTCTGTGCCATTTACAAACATCATCATGTCGTAAGCGGCGTGGTTTCTGGATGGCCCACGGTACACCACAAGGCACTTTTCGAACGGTGGTCGGCACTGTATCAGCGGGTCATGTTTCAACGTATAGTCATCCATCGCGTTGGAGATGTCAAAAAACTGTAGCTCGCATGGGTCAAGGCCACCATCAACGACCAGACTCATGGCGTCCCTGATTGCTTGCGTTGTCATTTCGGTTCCCTCGCTGCATAAATCGCGTCAGCTTCGCCAGCCAGCCGATCCCGCATTTGCGTGTAAATGACAGGATGCAGTGGGTTGTAAGTCCAGCCCATGCCGTTCCACATCCGAGCCTTTGACAGCATGTACACAGCATCAGTCACCAGTTGCTCAAGATGCGCTACCCGTGCTTGCAGCCTGTCGATTTCGTTCGCTGCCTCTTTCGCTGCGTCAAGCAGATCGTCGTCAATGCTGCCGTTCTGCAGGCGTTCAGTGATGTCGGTCATTCGAAAGTCCCTCCGTTCTGCGCCCATATCGCAGCTTTGTTTGCCATAAAAAATGCTTCAGCGCAGGTAAGCCGGGACGACCTGATGTAGAGATTGCCATCAGCGTCATACCCGCAGATCAAAACGTCCGTCAGATGGTTTGCCTCCGCATCTACCAGCGCAGACTCAAGCGCCTGCTGTGCAGTCATTGTTGTCGTCGGCGGTAGCCGAATGAGGTTGGTCATGCTGCGCCCCACCCGTCTTTGTATCCGCGCCGGTATTCGCCGCCAAGAGCATCTGTAAGCGCCTTCACCTGCTCCCGCAACCTCCGATTCACGCACCCAGCCTTCTGGCAACCGGCATGACAAGAGTGAACATCGTTTACCAATGCCTTCCGCTCGGCACGCAAACATTCAATCAAGTCTGCCGCCTCTTGCACATAATTCGACCCTTCCGCAACGTAGATGCTACGTAGTCGTGTCGTGATGTCAGTCATTTCATTTACTCCCCTGATGTTTGATCCTGCCCACGCCCGGCTCGAAATACCGTGGCGATGATGGGTACGGTGGCTTGCCCTCAAGGTGCCATGTCCACCAGAATTGTTTACGGAGGCGGCGCATCGTCATGGGGTCGCCTTGAGTGCTGCACGTACCTCCGGGAGCGCCTGCGCTGCCCGTCGCTCGCACCATGCGAGATCGTCACCGGGTTCGCGATCTGCGTCACCGATGTCGGCTAACGCGGCCTCTGCTGTTTCGAGTGCCGCGCGCGCCATCTTCGCAAGACGTTCCATCGCCCCCGGCGAGTCCTTGAACTCGTCTGCGGCAGCGGCAGACTCGACTATCTCCCGCAGCCCAGCGTTATCAGCAGCCGATACAGCAGCGGCGTAATCAATAGCCGCGTCCAGCCGGCAGACGGTTACAGTGCCGAGATCAGCCAGCATCTCAAATGATTGTGGAAGTGGTACTGTCATGTTGTCTCTCCTTCAATTTTCATAGCGCGGATTGCCGCAGCACAGTTTGTCGCTCCGCCGTGCATACCCTCGTAAAGCGTTATTCCGGCGGGGGTCAAAAGCGGCTTACGGCGCTCACTGGCAGCGTCTTCTGCCCCCGCATCGCACACCTGTGCAGCAGCCTCCAGCGCCGCCCTTGCAGCGGCGATCTGCATCACCCGCATGGTTGCTATCTCGGCATCCGTCCAGCGGTACGTGTATGGATTGGGGTGACCCGGCAGCGGTGGTCGTTTGATCATGGTGTCTCTCCTTCAATCTTCATGGCGCGGATGATGGCTGCACACACAGGGTCGATGCGCCCGAGGTATCCATCAGACACCGCCGCAGCCGCAGCCTCCAGCACCGCACGGGCGACTTCAATGTCACGGGCTCTGAGTTGGTGCGGCAGGTACGGCCACTGGGTGTTCAAGTGATCTGGCAGTGGGGGTAGTTTGATCATGGTGCCTCCCCCTCAACTGCCGCAGTCAACCGCCTCAGTGCTGCTTGCAGATGCGCCTCGCTCACCGTGGTCGCAACAAACCACAGACCCGTGTCGTAAGACTGCTCGTCGGCAATGGCTTTAGCCGATTGCACAGGGGCGGCAGACAGCAGGCCGCAGTTCGGCATCCCGCAAGATGTCCCTCCATCTGCTCCGCATACGGGGCACCCGCCGTCATCAGCCATGTCGTCCTCGGGCACAGGGGCGGCAGGCTGGGCAACGACAGGGCGGCGGGCGGTACGGAGGGCGGCATCCAACGTATCAATCGCCTGTTGAAGAGAGTCTTTACTTGCCAGCCGCTTTGAATTAAACCCGGTCATAGTGGTGACTCCTCGTAGTTGTCTGGGTTGATTGGGATCGGCTTGCCGGGTTTGTACGGCGGCAGCGGGGCCAGCGGGAAGGGCCATGTGTTCACTTGTACTCCTCCCAACGCTTGTTAAGCCGATCAATCCGGGCCACGTTGTAGGACACCACAGACTGCGCGTACTCCACCGCAGTCTCGGCCTCCAACAAGGACAAGTGCGCTTCTGCCAAGCCAGCCGCAATCACTTGCAGCGGCGTTGGGCGCTTGAATAGGTCTAATAATTTTTTCATGTTGTTGCATCCAATTTTGATCATCTTTTTCTTGCAGTTCAAAGACTGCTTGTCCTATGCGGCTCATGGTGTGTTTCCTTGTTTGAGCAGTTCCATCCTTTCTCTGTTAGTCCGCAAAGTGCAGTAGCGTTGATGGATACGCTCCAGCATGGACACCCGCTTGTGTTCGCTGCGTTCCTCATTGAGCAAGGCCAGCAACTCTGCCTCGTTGTAGTCAAGCAAATTACTCTGAAACTTTCGCCAAGTAAGCATTAATCTTCCCTTCAAGTTCTGTGATCCTTGCAGTCACCTTGTTATAAGCCCGACTCGCACTGTTGTGCGTCCGGGTACGAATAGCCAGTTCAGCCTGCGCTGCCCTGAGCTTTGCCCTGAGTTGTGTAAGTTTGTTCATGTTCTAAAGTTTATCACCGTTTTATTGTTTGTCACTATTTCTTTTCAGCATCATTGCTGAAGCCGAGCCGGGTTCAATCACAATCCAGCCGTTCTCATGGGGTTCAATCAACTTGGCGTCAATCAGTTTGTTGATGTACGGTGCCTTGCCATCAATCAAATTTCGCCTTGATCCAGCGGCAACTGACTTGGGAAATGCTGCAAGGCCATTGGTCACTGCGTAATCGCGCATTACTGACTGCGTTATGTATGGCGCACCACCACGGTCTTCAGCACCAGAGCCCCACCATGCCTTTTCAAAGTCTGTAAACATCTCGCCATCGCTCTTTTGCTTGGACTCTGGCACCTCGCCCTTGACCACTACCGCACTGGTAACCTGTTCGCCGTCCTCATCCAGCCAACCAGGTATCGGGACCGACAAAAGATCAACGTAAACCGGCGCTGCCATCTCGGCGTCTTTGCTCTTGCGCTGCACAATCTCAATAGACTTGTCGCCCTTGGCGGGCACCACGCTAATTTCAATGTCCAACGCGCCGCGCCATGCTGAACTGCCTCGCGCCCGGTGCTGGGCTTCCTCTGATACGCCTGTGTGGTGGACTAGGATCACGGTGCAGTCGAACTCCAGCATGAGTGCCGCGCAAGCGTCTAGCATGGTCTTGGCGTCCTGTGCGCTGTTCTCGTCCCCAGCCATGAATCGGTGCAGGGTATCAACAGTGATCACATCAGGCTTGATCTTCAGAGCCCTCACAGCCTCGACCACCTTCAAGTATCCGGCACTGGTGTTGAGGTCTACACCGGACTTGCTGACCCACATATTTAGACTGCTGACGCCGTTATGGTGCTTCCATGCTGCAATACGACTTCGCAAACCATGATGCCCTTCGCCAGCCAAGTACACCATGTTGCCGGGTCTGATCTTGTGGCCGAACCATGTCGGCTTGCTGGCTGCAATGTGCAGCATCCAATCTAGCGTAACAAAGGTCTTACCGCCGCCACTAGGGCCATGCACCATAACCAATGCCTTGTCCTGTATCCAGTGCTTCACAAGCCACGCAATCGGCGCTGGCTGCGCTGAAAACCCGTCTGCATGGATTAGGTAGTCCGTAGGCACAATCGGCTTGAGCAGCAAGGCCAAGTCATGTCCAGCTTGTACATAGTCGTTAGCGTCACCCGGCACTGGCGGTGTTGTCATTCGAACCCCATACTTGGCGCTGGCCTGCTCTGCGTAGCGTTGCCCCACGCCGCTTGCGTCATGGTCGGCAACAATGCAAATGTCAATCGCTGTGTGCGCCGCCTTGAGGATGCCGGTCACCGGCACAAGGTTGCTGGCGCTGTAGGCCACGGCGCAGGGCTTGCCAGTTGTCTCGGCTATGGTCGCGGCGGTGGCAAAGCCCTCTGCAATGTAGAGCGTATCGGCGTCATCCATACTGCCAACCGTCCAGTACATGCTGCCGGTCTGACCGCCTGGGTGATAGAGTTTGCCGCCTTGGTGGTCTATGTACTGGATGCTGGAGAGTTCGCCGTCCGAGTTGTACAGTGGCACCATCAACCTGCCGTCACCTGTGATCCTCGCGCCGTGCGGCTTGATGCCCTTGCGTTGCAAGTATGGATGTTCTGGGCTTGCTGCGCCGGCCTGCGACCATATAAGGTCAACGGTGTTTGCGGCAACCTCTCGGGTCTTTGCTTGCTCTGCATCGCGTTGCGCCTTAGCCTCTGCCAATCGGCGGGACTGCGCCATTTCTTCTACCTGCGTCAGGACTCGACCTATCTGTGCTTTCCACAAAAGTTCAACGCCTGATCGCCAACACCCAAAGCGCCCTGCTGGTACGCCATCAGAAAATGCAATGTACCAACCGGGTTTGCTATGGCCTGCCTCGCCCTTGGTGCCACTCTGAAAGCGGTGCAGCTTGCCGTCTAAAAGTACGATGTCCGGTGGCTTTAGCCCTGCGCCAAGCATAGCGTCTTTGAGTTGTGTTTCGGGGGCGTCTATGTGTTTGGGTGCTGGTGGGAACCACTCGCCACCAAGGATGCTTACTAGGTCGGCCATCTTTTTTAATCTTTCGTCAAAAAGTTGTTGACACTGTATCACGCCATTGTGCTAAACTGCAAGCACGCTTCGAACTGAGTCCAGACGGAAGCGCAACCAGAAGGAGAGCCACATGGCTATTTCGTTGAAACGCACCAGCGGCTTAAGTGCCAACGGTGTCAAGCTGCTTGTCTACGGGCAGGCAGGATCGGGCAAGACAAGCCTGATTAAGTCCCTGCCGAACCCGGTCGTATTGTCAGCCGAGGGGGGGTTGCTGTCTATTCAAGACGCTGACCTGCCGTATGTAGAGATTGCCAGCATGGAGGACTTACGCGAGGCTTACAGTTGG